CCTCCGTTCGGGGTGAAGAAAACCCAAACATCGACGGCGTTCGCCGTGGTTGTACGAGACAGGGACGCTGCCCCGCCAGGGAAAACAAAACTACCGCCGGCCCAAGCCACAGTTCTACCGGCTGTGCCGTCGTTCGTCAAGATCAACGTGAACGAAGACGAGCCCGTGGCAATGGGGTCGGACAGCGTGAATGTGCAGTTGCCGGTCAGCGTGGCAGTGAAGACGTTGGCATTCCGCAGGTCAATGGTCGTGGCCGTCCCGGTGTTACCCAGGGCAGAAACCGTATCCGCGTAGGCTTTGGGTCGCACAAACCCTGCGGTAGTTACGGTTAGCAAAGGTGCTGTCGCAAGACTGCCGCCCGGAGACAGATACCAACTGTCAGAGTCGCTGTTACGAATACCCGCAGACCAAGAAGTAACCCCGGCAACCGTCCAAGTCAAAAAGGGATCGCCAGCAGTGCCACCGTTTACATAAATAAAGTTTTGCGCGTCACTATTTGCGGAAGTGCTGGTGTTTAACAACCGCGACTGGACTGTGGCTCCAGCACTCGAAATGGACACATCTAACTTTGATCCGTCGAACGACAGCGCACTCCCCGTGGTCAGCGCACTGGTAGACGAAGCGTACAGAACACCGTTTGCGGTGAAAGAAGTCAGACCTGTACCACCACCCGTGGTGGGCAATGTCCCGGTCGTCAGTGCAGACGACGATGTTGCATACATCGCGCCGTTTGCATTAAAAGAAGTCAGCCCCGTGCCGCCGTTCGTGGTGGCAAGCGTTCCCGCCAGGGTGACTGCGCCGGAAGTGGCGGAGTTGGGCGTGAAGCCCGTGGTGCCTGCGCTGAAGGTCGTCACGCCATCAGCCGTGCTAGACGCCACCTTCACATAGTCGCTGCCGTTCCAAGCAACGATGGCGCTCTCGCCAGTCACCAGAGTCACGCCCGTGGTCGGGCCTGCGCCTACGATCTTTACGGACTGTGCCGTTGACGTGGCGTTGATGATCAGGTACTGACGGCTTGAGGCCGGAGCAGTGATCGTCAGCAGACCTGCCGGGTTGCCCGTGCAGTTGATCACCGCATACTGAGCAGAGCCAGAAGAGCCAGAGCCAACCTGCGTTAGCGCCGTGCCATTGGTAACCGTGAGCGTTACCGCTGTCTGAGAACCGCTGATGGTCTGCGTACCTGCGGCAGCGGCGTCTACATACTGAGTGATGTAGTCGTTGACCGTGTCGCCCCAGGTGCCGGACAGTTCACCCGTGACCGGGAGGGCAAGGCCCAAAAGGGAGGTGTATGAGGTGGGCATCTAAGGCTCCTATGTCGTCGGCACGGGCGTCCACCCGGACGACTGCACGTTGTTGATATTCTGCCAATTTGCGGTCTGGGTGTCATCAATGATTTCCCAGAAATAGCGCACCGTCTGTGATTCGGTGATGGCAGCGGTTTCGGTACGGGATACCCCGTAGTTTGTGATGGCCGCGATCTGAGCGGCTATCGTTGCATTCTCGATTACAGACGCTACAAACGTGGTGGCGGCGTCTTCTGTGCTGCTGATGGCTGCGGTTTCCGTGACCGACAGCCCGGTGTAACTCGTAGCCGCAGATTCCAAAGTCGAAGTTGCTACCGTTTCGGTGATGGTTTCACCGTAGAACAGTCCAACCTGCTCATCGTCTGTAGCCGCAGCCGTCTCCGTGACGCTCACCGCGTAGGTGGTGGCAACGCTCTGGTCGTCAGTAATAGCCACGGAGTCAGAGGCACTGACTGCGTAATCGACGTTGACTGACTGGGTTTCGGTTGCAGCCGCCGTCTCGGTGACAGACGCCGTGTAGTCAACAAGCGCGTCTTGCGTCTCGGACGCTGCTGCTGTCTCCGTCACGGAGACATTCAAAATCAGCGTGGCGCTCTGAGTCTCGGAGATGGTGTCCGCACCGCCCCAAGAGGATATACCCCAACCGCCGCCACCCCAGGCCACCTGCGTGACCAAGTTTTCGGTAACGGAAACCGGATATGTGGCCCCACCGGCATTTGTCTCCGAGAGGGCTGAGGACTCTGTGACCAACTCGTTGTAAGCGGTCGTGGTGGTCTGCGTCTCAGTCAGCGCCGCTGTTTCGGAAACAGCATCCGCATAGACAGTGCTGACCGACTGATCCTCAGTTGCCGCAACAGATTCCGCAACAGAGACAGGGAAGGTGGCTGCGCCCGCCTGCGTTTCCGCAAGCGCAGCAGTTTCTGTGACGCTTCCGGTTAGGGTTGCATCAACAGACTGTGTTTCAGAAAGGGTGGCAGACTCAGAGACGGAGTCACTGAAGGCGGTAACACCGCCCCAGCCTTTCTCGCTCCAAGCGCCGTCACCCCACCCAAAGGCCATGTCAGGTCAAGGTAGCGGTGTAGGTCACAGCGATGGTATCGCCGCTCACCACAGACTTAGAACTGGAGAAGTCACCTGCGGAGAACAGCGTTCCCGTGGTGTTGTCAATCGTGGCGCTGCCACCAATGTTGATGAAGCAACCAGCGACCGTACCAGACGACGTGATGTTAAACGTCACAGCAGACGAAGTGGTCTTGCTGCCGCTCGATGCCGCGCTAAACGAAGGCGTCTTGCGGTTGCCCGAGTAAGTCGGAGCATTAGCCAGACCAACTTCGTCCCACGTGCCGTGCGAAGCCTGGGTGTCGCCCGCTGACGGAGTGCCAGTGCCCTTGAGGCCCATGACAACTGCGCCCGCAGCAGAGTTACCAAGAATCGTGTCCAACGTCAAATTCTTACCCACCGTCGTCACGAGGTTCTTGATGTCGTCTTCCCACTTGATGTTGCCATCCTTGTCGCGGCACACAGCATGGTATGTGCCGTGGATGCCCATCTCATCAGACGGCTGAGTGTTATACGAGCATGCGGCCTCAACTTTGTCAACCGCAGTAATTTTGTCGATGGTCATAATGACTCCTTAGTTGGAAGACCGGATCAAGGCACTGTTGGCGTCGTTGACCGGCATAACGATGGTGAAGGTGGCCGTCGAGGTCTTGTCTGACCCGAAGTCCAACACGGCGATGGAACGGTTGGCTTTACTGGAGTTGTAGATCAGGGCACACCGTGCTGTAAACGCGCCGGGGTTCCACTCCACATTGTCGAAGTCCACGAAGGCCGTGTACCCAGAACTGCTGATGGTCGTGCCGGTCAGCGTTTTGCCGCCTGCCGAGTACCCAGTCCCAGTGATCTCTGCCGTTGTGGTGTAAACGGTTGTGTCTTCGTTCAGGTCTGCGTTGCCGGTGTACAAAGCAATCTTCAGGACATCCGTCGTCAGATCATGGATGCCCTGGTACAACTCCTTCTTGAAGGAGGTGGTCTGCGTTTGAACGATTGGCATCAGCCTACCTTCACCCTAACCTGCCCGTTCCTGTAAGCGTCTTGACGGTTCTTGCCATCGCCCAATTGCTTCAACAGGATCAGAGACTGAGCAAACTGCTGCTCGTACATGGCAACAACGTCCTGCTCTTCCTTCATGTACCGGGCCGCTTCGACCATCACGCCATTAAATAGCACAGAGTCAAAGTTGTCGCCAAGCCACGAAGTACCGCTAGGATTAAGCACCGAATCTGCAATGGAAACTGGGTAGTAGTAATAGTGCAACTCCACCGACAGGCTTGCGCTTGGCGTCGGGCCAAGAATAAAAGTCAGTTCATTCTCGTTGTCTGAGCGCGGGCCAAAGATGGCGTAGTACCTGGGCGTGCCCGTACTGGTCGGGGCCGGGTATGCCTGACGGATGAAGTTCACATCCTTGTCGAGCAGATACTCATAAGAACCATCCGCCAAGATAACCGCCATCGAAAAGACGGACAGGAAATCAGACGGAGCCTGGAGATACTTGTTGCCCGAGGTCATCGAGCCGGTGACGTTCTTACGAAGTGACGGCAGTTGGACGGTGTTGTAGATTTTTTGTTCTGCCAACTTCGTCATAGTGGCGAAGTCCGTCGCGGAGAATGAATTCTCCGTGTAGTCCTCCACCGCTGTTTTCAACTGCGCGTAGTTCACGCCATCGGTCCCCTGGCCATCGTGCCCTTGGTGGCGCAACCAGTGCCGCGAATCTTGATGCCCGAGGTCTTGGGCTCAGGGTTGTACCCGTCGCGGGTGATGTTGCCAACAGACATATTTACACGATTGGCAGCGGTCGGCTCTTTCTGAGTCCCGTTGCCCAGGGCAACCTTGCCGCCCTTCATCGTGTGGGGCTCGGCGTAGACGGAGGCGTCTCCGACTTCCTTGCCCATCATCTTTTTGCTGAACTTAGCCATTTCAGCCACCCTTCTTGTAGGTGAACGAAGACTTCTTCTGGTTGGCAACCTTTGCCAGACCGCGACCAAGTTCGCGCATCTGCTGATTGGTCTTGCCACCCTTGGCGAGTTTCGTCAGGGGCTTACCAGGGTGCATGGCCTTCTCATGCTTGTGAACGGCTTTCTTTGCGTCCATGTTCGACTCCTTACGTCGTTTGGATGGTTACTGTACCAACAGATGTGGTTGCCACCAAGTAATTTGGCGTCAGTCCCGCATCATTTGCTCTTGCTCCGCCAACAGGGTTCCAACCCCATTGAATATCCCGTGAGCCACCAGTCGGAAACCCCTGCTCAGGGTTTGCGATGTTGATCTCCAAACTGTTCGTTCCGGCAGTCTTGTACGTCGAGTCTCTGCGGGGATTACGAACTGCCTGGGGATCGTCAACCGGGTACATGCCCAGTTGCAACTGCGGATGGTCTGGGTCCCAGCACTCCTCGCACACCAGCAGGTTGAAACGCTTGGTCTTGATGACCTCCTCTTTCAGGCGCTTCAATTTAAACTGGCCGCCACAGCGGTCGCACATGGCGATGCTGCGCTTGCCGGAGGCGAACCGATTACCCATGATCGGCCTCCAGTCTGTTGCCCTTGCGGCTATTCTCGCAGCCTGGGATCACTTGCAAATTCAGCGGCACATGCAGCCCTGAAACGGACTTGCCTTGAAGTGGCAACACATGGTCAACATGCCACTGAAAGCCAAACATCGCCGTTCTGCTTGAGGCAAGTTCGTAAGCCTGCGTCATCATCCAAAGATCATCATCCGTCAACCATTTTGGCGTTCTTTGGATTTTTGCCAACTGGCGTTTGCGCGTAAGAGCCAAAACTTTGGCTTTGTTACGCCTGCGCCATGCAGCCTTCTCCGCGTTTCGAGCAATCCTATGCTTGCTCATCGTAGCCCTGCGAATGGCCGTAATCTTTTCTGGGTTTTCTGCAACGTAACGCGCCTGGGTGCTGCGCTTTTTTTCCAAAAACGCTTCCCTGTTCTTTTCTTTGTAGGCTTGCAGTCTTTCATTGCCGCAAACCAAGCAGCCGCGAGTGCTGACAAGTCGCTCTGCAACATGCCCGTGCTTGCAGGGCGCGCCGGTAAAGTACCGCGTAAGGCCCTGATCTTTGGCTTGCCGCAACGAGATGACGATCATGTCGTTGCACCGCCAATAAATTGTTGGCGCGGGACAAATCGGATCGCCGCTTTTTCTCTGTCTTCGTCCGCCGCCAAAGTCCAGGCTTCCTCGTACTGAGCCTTCAGGATAGGCAGGCGGTCATAGGCATCAGGAATCTTCATGCCCATGTAGTAGGACAAGCCTGCCACCATGCAGGGGATGAAGCGGAAAGGCACATCTGCCACGTCCACACCCTGACCGGCATCCTGCGTCCGGCGCAGTCTCCAGTACACCAGGGTGTAGGTGGTTGAGTTGTCCGGCACCGGCCAGACCGTCACGCAGGGAACCTGCGCCCAGTACACCGTGGTGCCAGAAGTATGGATTGCAGGCGTCGTCCCTTGCTGACCACGGAAGCAGTTGTACAGCGTGTTGCCCGTGATGTACCCGTAGACGATAACTTCATTGTCGATCTTGATGAACCCTTGGGCGGGCAGACCGGCAGTCGAAGACAGGGTGATCGTGGTGGCACTTGCCGTGATCGTGGACGGCAGAGTTGCCCCAATCGGGCTGTCCATCCCGTTGTTGCGCTGCACCAGAATCTG